GCTTTCAAAGACGATACTGGTACTAAAAAAGAATTTATGGATAATATTAACCTGCAACAACAATTTGCACCAAGATAGGAGACACAGATGACAAATAAAGAAGGACCATTTTACGCAGCATTCAGTGGTGACACCACAGGCGTGATCAAACAGGAACTGGTCACATACAAAATTAGAGATGGTATGCTGATCAAAGAAAGCGTGCATAGAGATTACAGTCAAAAAGGCACAGATTACATTGATTCATACTCTTCAACACCATTGGGAGAAATTACGAATGAACATACAGCCTAAAGATAACAGCCGAGGACATTTTTATATATCGCTGATCAAAAGTGGATTTAGGATTATTGCGGGCATCAGTTTAATATTTGGACATTTTGTCACTGCTGGATTTTTATTCATACTGGCAGAACTGTTGGGAGTGGCGGAAGAATTAGTATAATGAGCAAAATTAAGGTGGCAGAATTATTTTACAGCATACAGGGCGAAGGCCGCTACATGGGAGTGCCCTCGGTGTTCCTGAGAACATTTGGCTGCAACTTCACCTGTGCTGGATTTGGATTGCCCAGGGGCATGAGGAGTGATGAGAATGATAAAGTGTTCGAACAGCACAAACTGCATCCGTTCCGTGATTACAAGGAACTGCCATTGGTCAGCACTGGCTGTGATTCATATGCAAGTTGGGATCCGCGATTCAAGGATTTATCTCCCATGTTGACGTCCGACGCCATCGTGGAGAGAACAATGGAGATATTGCCCCACAAGCGATGGGTGGATGAACACTTCATATTCACGGGCGGTGAGCCGTTGCTGGGCTGGCAGAGATCATATCCGGATGTGTTGGAGCATGCGAAGATGCAGGACCTAAAGGAGATCACTTTCGAGACCAATGGCACTCAAAAATTACATGTGGATTTTAAAAAATATTTGAAAGAATGGAGCCAACGCAACCACAGAAACAAAGACAGTGTGACATTTTCCGTGAGCGCGAAATTGAGCGTGAGCGGAGAAAAGAGAGAAGACGCTATACTGCCCGAAGTGGTGGCGGAATATGGCGAAGTGGGTCATGTGTATTTGAAATTCGTGGTGGCAGATCAAACAGATGTGCTGGAGGCCACGGAGGCGGTGAAGGATTATCGCAAAGCAGGATTTCGAGGATCAGTATATCTCATGCCTGTGGGCGGAGTGGAAAGTGTCTATCATATGAACAACAAAACAGTGGCACAACTGGCCATGAAGATGGGCTATAGATACAGTGATAGATTACAAGTGCCATTGTTTAAGAATGCTTGGGGTACATAATGGAGGAAAAGAAAATGGGGATATTTGACAAAGTTAAAAAAATATTTAAGAAAGAAGACAAAACTGATAACAAAAGCGAATCACATCAAGCACTGATGCGTGAAAAAGAAGCAGCAACCAAGGCAGGAAAACCTTGGGTGGCAGTGTTGGAGACTCACTTGAACAAAGACAACATTAGAAACGGTTTCTTTGAGCTTGACTGGAACAATGCTTTCATAGAAGAACTGATCACAGCAGGATACAGAGGTGAAACCAATGAAGAAATAGTGGAAGGATGGTTTAGAGAAGTCACCAGAAATGTGTTGCAGGAGCAAGGACAAGATGCCACACGTGGTGCTGGTTATATCAATGTTAATAATTTAGGAAAAGACAGATCGGAGATCAGTTAATGACTTACTTGCTTGTGGATTTGGCCAATGTATTTTTTAGATCACGGCATGTGACCAATGGGGACGTGGTGGAAAAGATAGGCATGGCTCTGCACATCACTTTGAACGGCGTAAGAAAAGTTTGGAAAGACTTTGGTGGTGATCACGTGGTATTTTGTTTGGAGGGACGCAGTTGGCGCAAGGATTTTTATCCCCCCTACAAACGCAACAGAAGTGATGCACGTGCAGCACTCACTGCCAAAGAAAAAGAAGAGGAGACGATGTTCTGGGAAACTTTTGACAGTTTTAAAGAATTCATACACAACAAAACCAATTGCACAATGTTGCAAAATCCAAGATTGGAAGCAGATGATTTGATATCTGCTTGGATACAAGCTCATCCCAAAGATCAACACGTGATCATCAGCACAGATAGTGATTTCGCACAACTGATTGCTACCAATGTGAAACAATTCAATGGCATTTCAGAAGTGACCATCACTCAAGAAGGATACTTTGATCAAAAAGGCAATCCTGTAAAAGACAAAAAAACAGGTGAGAACAAAACAGCGCCTGAACCGGAATGGCATTTGTTTGAAAAATGTGTGAGGGGTGACAGCACAGACAATATATTTTCCGCTTTTCCTGGTGTGAGAACCAAAGGCACCAAGACCAAAGTAGGATTGAGGGAGGCATACGAAGACAGGAAGAGCAAAGGATACAGCTGGAACAACATGATGTTGCAGAGATGGATGGATCACGAAGGTGTGGAACACAGGGTATTGGATGATTACAATAGGAATGTTGTGCTGTGTGACCTACGAGCTCAACCAGATGAAATCAAACAAATTATGGCTCAAACTGTGGCAGAAGCGGCCCAACCTAAGGCAGTGGAACAAGTGGGCATCAAGCTAATCAAGTTCTGTGCCAAATGGGACATGCAGAGGATAGCGGATCAAGCACAGAGCTATGCCGAACCATTGAATGCAAAATATCAACAAAAGCAAGGAGTCACTGCATGAGCATGAGGGAAGATCTAATGGTGCAACAGCAGGTGAAAGGTGCCTGGCAGCACATGGTGGCAGTCATGTGTCTAAATCAGACATATCGCAAGCAAGTGAAGGAGATCTTGCCAAAATTATTCAAATTGTGGCCCACACCTCGCAAGATGATACAGGCACCCATCAATCAATTAAGGAAGATGATCAAACCTCTTGGCATGTGGCGCGTGAGATCGCAGAGAATAAAACAAATGAGCACTGAATTTTTATCTTGGGACGGCAAGGATGCAAGAGATCTGTGTGGCATTGGAAGATATGGCAGCGACAGTTATAGGATATTCTTCAAGAAGCAGTACAACATCAAAGTCAAAGACAAGGAACTTAAAAAATACCTTAAGACGAGGAAAACCACATGACAGTGATTGCTAGACCCATCCTGGATGGCAAGTTTTGGATATTAGAATCAGAGGGAGTGAAATTAGGCACATTGTGTCGTCAGGAAGATCACAGATACATGTTCAGGTGTGCCACAGGCACTCGTATGTTTGACAACGAACAACAATTGAGACAGGAATTCAAGGACGATTGGCTGTGGGGCAATTCCAAAGTCACCATACAGCAGGAACCCACTGCGGATTCCAAAACAGTGTATGGATATCCCACCAAGTTTGACCCTTGCAATCCTGTGTTTGACGTGCAGAAGAAATTGCCATTGTTCACAAAGAGCAAAAAATCCAAATCACTGTATTGTGCTGGATATTATATCATCAAATTTGAAAAAGGTTGGGTCAAAAGTTTCTGTCCCAAACTGCTCACCATAGATAGATACCCCAACAAAGGACCATTCAAGACAATGCTGGAAATGAAGCAAGAACTCAGCAGAGCCAACAAACAACAAGGAGACCACACATGAGCACTCCCATCAACACAGCGCCTTTGCAACAGCTGATACAGCAGATCAAAGTAGCTGATCAAAGCAATCAAAAAGAGATAAAAATTGACATCACCACTGCCAAAAATGTGGCCTACACATTGGGCATTGTGATGAGCAGATTAGCAGGCAATTATGAAGATTTACTCACCAAAAAAGACAAAGAAGAAACCATACAGATCCAGATGGATGGAGGCAAACTGTGAGCATCACTGACAAAGAAATAGAACAGATAGCCAGTACCACTTTGCCCAACAACCATTTCAACCCCTACATGACTGCGTCTGAATACTTTGAAAAAGATAGTGAAAAAATGTGGATTAGATTCAGATTAAAGGCGTTTTTTCCCTTGCTTGGCATCAGTTTGATATCTACAATTGCATTGCTGGGTGTGCTGTTTTACGCCCTGTTTTAATGCAGATTCAGTGAGCTTACATCACTGTGCCAAAAAAAATATCTTATCAAAAGACATAAATATACGTGCTTAACTCAAATCACAGTAAAAACATGAGTAGACCAAAGCCTACAGTTCTTTTGGAGAACGTCAACAAGAAAGACTACAAATCCGAACAAGTTTTGGACGCAGAAGCCATCTGGGCAGTGTTTTACAAGAACAAACCATTCAATCTCAAATCATCTAACATGACCACCAATTACCCAGGTCCCAAATACAAGAAGGTTTCCTTCTCCAATCCAGGACATGCGTTCAATCTTGCCAAGAAACTAAACACTCTTTTCAATGTGGAGGATTTCACTGTGGTCAAACTCACACAAGGTGAAACAGTCACTGAAAAATAATGGACTGGAAAACCACCTACACTAAAATTTTCCTGCGCCAGGCCAACATCACTGTGACAGACAGCACCATACGTGAATACATGCCTATCTGGTGGCGCAACAGTCGTGTGAAAGCAGAAGGAGGACTGCGACTCACTGAAGAAGGTCTGAAATTTGTGCAGGAGCGTTTGCAATTGCACACTTATGATGTGCCATTTCCACAGGCATTCACCATAACCACACAGGTGTTGATATTTTTGGATAAGTTCATAGATTGCCCATACTATTTGGCTGCTGATGGAATCATTGTGACCAATGAAAAGAAGGCCATGGAACTTCACTTATTTTCAGGTGACATACGCAAATATGGCCTAATCAAAGCCATGAGTAGACCATTGGAATCCTAGAATTATCCACAAAACACAACAGTATTAAGTCACTGAATCTTAACACTTTTTTCTGGCAAAAAAGTTTGACTTCTTCGTCCACAGATGCTATTATGTATATAACAATAAGGCACTGAAACAAAACAAAAGGAGTACAACATGGCCAAAGCAGACAAAGAAAGTTTAGCGGTTAGACAGATCAGTCCTAACAATGCTAAAAATAGCATAACACACGCAATCAGCAAAAAACGTCCATTATTTTTATGGGGAGCACCTGGTATTGGTAAATCAGACATAGTGCACCAAATTGCCCAAAAAATCGACGCCTATGTGATAGACATCAGATTGAGCCTATGGGAACCCACAGATATCAAAGGTATCCCCTACTACAATGCCAATGAAAATAATATGATTTGGGCGGCACCCAGTGAATTGCCCACAGAAGAATTTTCAAAAAAATACAAAAGAATTATATTGTTTTTGGATGAAATGAATTCCGCAGCACCGTCAGTGCAAGCGGCAGCATATCAATTGATCCTAAACAGAAGAGTGGGCACATACAGGTTGCCTGACAATGTAGTCATTATTGC